TGACTGGGATCTACAACGCACCGACTGACACAGCGCTGCCGACGCCTACCTACAACGATCAGGCAACGCCAGTGATCTTTAAGGAAGGCAACACCACCAGCTTCTCAGCATTCAGCTATGCCGGCTGCCTGATGAGCTACAGCTTCAACATGGCCAATGATGTGATCTACCGCGAGCTGGTGGGTTGCACCAAGGAGATCATGATCACCAACCGCGCACCCAGCGGCACCGTAGTGATTGAGGCGCCGACGATCACGGCCAAGGATTTCTTTGCCGCGGCTACTGGCAGCAGCACTGGCAGCATTACCTTCCAGCACGGCCAGACGGCTGGCAACATCGTCACGATGACCACTGCACAATCCGACTTGGGCAATCTCACCTACTCGGATCAGGACGGCATCCAGATGCTCAACCTGCCATTCATTGCGGTTCCGACCAGTTCAGGCAATGATGAGATGAGTCTGGTCTTCACCTGATCGCATGGCATTTGTCCTCAGTCAATCGCAGAGCTACAGCTGGCCGGTGGTGCTCCGCCTGCCGGCTGATGGCGGCAAGCGTGAAAAGTCGACATTTGATGCGGTCTTCAAGCGCCTACCACAAAGCCGCATCAATGAGATCCAACAGCTGGTGCAGCAACGACTCAAGGCTGCTGAGCACAACGAGGATCTGGACAATGGCGTGACAGATCAGAGCGTTGCCGATGAGTTGCTCGTCGGCTGGTCTGGCGTGGTGGATGCCGATGGTGATGAGGTGCCATTCACTGAGGCTGCCAAGGCTCAGCTGCTTGATGTGCCCATGGTGGCTGGCGCATTGATTGGCGCATACTTCGAGTCGCTTGTTGAGCAGAAGCGAAAAAACTGATCGGCGCCGCTGAGTATTGGGCCAGTGGCGCAACGATTGATGAAACTGAGGATGACGCTGCAGCCTTCGGGCTGGTGCTGCCAGATCTCAGTCAACGCAACGAGCACTACGAAGTGATTGCTGATGCGTGGCCGGTGGTTGAGCTGTTCCTCAGGGTGCAGACGCAGTGGCGTGCCGGATCATCCGGCATCGTCGGCTTGGACTATGGCGCTGTGCGGTGGGTCATGGATCTGTATCAGGTCGACGACCCACGCATGATGCTTGAGGACCTGCAGGTGATCGAGGCTAAAGTGGTTGAGATCGTCAACAGCCGCAAGGATTAAGCCATGGCGTTGGACATGACTACGGCTCTGACCATCAGAGCCAAGGTCGATGGCACCAATGAAGTCAATGCGCTTAATGCTGCACTGGGTAAGACAAGCCAGCAGGCCACTAGCGCAGCAGGTGCATTCGGCAAGCTTGGCCAGGTAACAGGCAAGATCACTGCTGGCGTTGGATCGTTGATTCCAGCCGCTGCATTGGCCGGGTTGGCTGCCATCGCAAAGCGAACAATTGATGCAGCAGACAATCTGAACGACCTGAGCCAGCGAACTGGCGTGGCTGTTGAAAGCCTCAGCCGGTTTGGCAATGCTGCAGCTGACAGCGGCAGCTCGGTTGATGAGGTTGCCAAGGCCATGAGCCGACTGGCGCGAGGTGTTGTTGATCCTGCATCCAAGACATCTGAAGCACTCAGAAGCATTGGCATTAGTGCGGTTGACGCAAACGGCAAGGTGAAGAGCCTTGATGAGATCATGCTGTCGATCTCGGATGTCTTTGCCAAGCTGCCAGACGGTGCTGAAAAAGCAGCGCTTGCGCAGGAACTGTTCGGCAAGAGTGGCGTCAACCTGATTCCGCTTTTGAATCAAGGCCGTGAAGCTCTCAGTCAATACTCAGCAACGATCGACACAGAGTTGGCGCAGGCATCAGACAAGTTCAACGACACGCTAAACGCGATTGGCATTGCATTAGCTGGGCCATTCAGTGATGCCGTGACGGCATTGCTGCCTGCCATCACAGCGATTGCTGAGGCGTTGGTGGGACTCATCCAAGGATTCTCGGCATTGCCTGAACCACTGCAGTCCGCGATTCTCATCTTCGGTGGATTGGTTACTGCCTTCGCTGCACTGGCGCCAGCTATCTCCGCGGTAATTTCAATCATCACCACGATCGGCCCGGCCATCGGCACAGTCATAGGTGCATTAACCGGATCCGGTGGATTACTTGCCGCTATCGCTGCTGTGTTTAGTGGGCCAGTTGGGTGGGTTGCACTTGCCGTTGCTGCAGGCATTGCGATCTACGCATTCCGTGATGATATCGCTGAGGCGTTCAAGGCGATAGGCGAGGTGATCACTGCTGCTGCCAAGTTGTATTACAACGTTTTCATCAAGCCAGTGGTCACTGGCGTTGACATAGTGATTCGCGGCATCAAGGCAGGATTCAGCTCGCTGGCCAGCATCTTGACTGCGCCATTCACAGCGGCGATCAACGTAATCAAAAACGTATTCCGTGGCTTGCTGCAGTTCATCGCCAATGGCATCAACACGGCAACACGTGGCATCAACGTCTTGATCGCTGGCTACAACCGTCTACCTGCGCCTGACATTCCGACAATCCCACAAGTCACAGTTCCGGCCTTTGCTGCTGGTGGTGTCGTCTCAGGCCCCACCCTGGCCATGGTTGGCGAGGCTGGTCCTGAATACATCATCCCCGAACACAAGATGGCCAAGGCCGCGACTAACTATCTTTCAGGTCTTCGCGGCAGCAATGTAATTCCTGCATTTGCAAGTGGCGGATATGTTGGTGGGCCAGGTGGTTTTGCCTTGAGCGGTGGGCCAGGTGATTTTGCCCTGAAGGGTGGTGCAGCAAATACCACTGTGCAGATCACTACCGGCCCGGTGCTGCAGCAAGATAGCCAGCGATATGTGACTGTTAAAGATCTTGAGCTAGCATTAAAACAGTTTGGCGATCAAATCTTTCGCAATAATCGCTCTTATGGCGGCCGGCGTTATCAAGGTGCATTCTGATGAGCAACAGGGCGCAAAGCCAATACCTGCGCATCTTTGATGCAACCACCACCTACGCCAGGTGGCAGACCTACTACGTGAATCAGACCGTAACGCTTGGTGGCGCCAGCTGGTCATACATGCCATTCAGCGCTAGCGGCATCATTGAATCCGGCGCCAGTGGCGGCAAATCGGTGAGCATCACAGTGCCAGCCACCAACAGCGTGGTGCAAGCATTCACGCTCGCATTGAGCTACGGCCGGTTCTGCGAGCTCAAGATCTATGAGTTTGACAGCCGACTGGATAACACCGCACCGCAAGCTGGGCAGGACTTGATCGCCAGCTACACCGCTGAGGTGGTGGATGTCTCTGGTAGCTTCACACGGCTTGATGTGGAGCTTGGCAGTAGCCTGTCACCAGTAGGCGCGCAGGTGCCGCCGCGTAAGTTCACCACCTATCAGATCGGGTCGCCACTGCGGATATGAGCCTCAACATCTCGGATCCGCTATCGCTCTTGGCTTACCAAAGCGGCCTAGCTGATCCGCCACTACTCGAGGCAGCAGCACAAGCCGCTGATGATCTGACCAGCCAGCAGCGCGCATACAAGATCGGCGATCCGGTACCGATCGTCTTCTGTCGCCGCGTCTCCAACAATGGCGGCGTCATGGTCAGCCCCGGCGCAACAGAAGCGCGCTATCAGAACGATGGCACCACCAATGCGCTGACCGTCAGCTTAATGGTGGTGCTCAGTGAAGGCGAACTGCCGCAGATCGCCATCAAGGATTGTTTCGTCGGGCCATGCCGCCAAGGCACTTGGAATCAAACCTATGACCGAAGAGCCGGTACATGGACGCCCGGCAACTTCGTCACCACCGTATCCGGCAAGGATCCATGGGCGTGCCCTTACTACTGCGGCACATCAGGGCGATATGAAGACATGACCACAATGAGCTATGTGAACACGTTCGTGGATGGCAGCGAACGATGGGAGCATCAGCTGCATGTGTTCGTGCGTCAAGGCATTCAGATCACGCGGATCATTGATAGCACGTTGGGACCTAGTAACAACGTGATTGATCTGGCGATTTACCTGATGAATCAATCAGGCCGGATCCCGAGCACGCTGATCGACAACACGCAGATGTTGGCCGCGGCCAACTTCACCGAGACCAATGGGCTGCATTTCAATGGCGTGTTTCAGGAGAGCCTGAACCTTGACGAATGGCTCGAGCAGATCAGCAACGACTACCTGCTGCGCCTTGTGGAGCTGAACGGCAAGTTCGGATTTAAGCCACGGCTACCGGTGAATGCAAACCATACGATCAAGACCACTGCCATCGGATGGTCGTTCACGTTCACTGAGGATCACCTGCTACCGGATGGTTTCGAGATCCAATACATCCCTCTGAGCGAGCGGCAGCCTGTCACGCTGCAGATGATGTGGCGGCAGCAACCAGATTCTGACATTGGATTTGCGCGCACTACTGAGATCAGCTATACCGGCGAAGCATCAGCTGGTCCGTTTGAGCAGTATGACCTCAGCGGCTACTGCACCAGCGAAACACATGCCGTCAAGGTTGGCGCGTACCGCTTGGCGCGACGCAAATACATCACGCATACGCTGAGGCTGACAGTGCGTCCTGCCAGCTACAACAGCACGTTGACACTGGGCGATATCGTGCGCGTCAGGCTGCGCCGCGAGACAGCGCTAGCAGCATTGGACTATCACGACTTTCTGTATGAGGTCGAGCGGATTGAGAAAACGGCGAGTGGTGCGTGCGTCTTTGATCTGACGCACTATCCGATCGATTCACAAGGCCGCAGCTTGGTGGCGCTTGAAGTGGCAGCTGCAACAGCGCCAGGTATCACGATCGCAGCAGGCCGCAGTGATTACAGCTGCGACGACAACTCATCATCAGACAACACGCCAGTCGGTGGTGGCGGCATTGATTACCCGGCGTTTGATGACACGCCTGATATAGGCGATGCCACGGTTGATCTGCCTGCACCGACTGAATCAACATGGCCAGAAGGCGGCAGCCCGCCCATCGGTCCTGATGTGACGCAGCCTCCCGGCGAGTCCAGTGGCGGTCAGACACCAATCGGCGGATGGGACAATCCGGCTGATCCGCTTGAAAAACCAATCCCCAAGCAGCCGATTGATGGAGCAACAGGTCCTGATGACGTGCCAATAGTTGACGACATACTATCAGTGCCACAGGTCAACTTTGCTTGTGCTGGCCAAGTGTGTTGGAGCAAGATCAACAAAAACACAGGAGTAGAAACCAATATTGCCTGTCAAGACCAACCGATTGCTGGATCGTGGGATTTATTACTCACAACCAACGAAATTGATCATTACATCGTTGCGACTGGCCGATGCAAGGACCCATCAACACCAGATGGGTGGGGACCTCCGCAAACACTGGGACAGACGCCAGCGGTTATTGCAACAGCTGGAACATGGGGCTATTCGGGCGTCATGACAGATGGGTACACATCTGCAACAACAAATGTTTCAGAGACATTTACCTTGTCGGCCGGACAGTATCTAACCGTTGCCGCCGATACGATCAGCGACGTGATCATTGGAAACCCAATAGAAGGCAGCGCGTCGAAATTTAACGCCAACGCCACAATAACAAGAACAAGCGTGCCTTGCTCGGGAGGCGGAAGCGGTTTCTACATCTACAGAAAGTCTTCGACTGGTTCGATCATATCAGTAACTTACCTGGGTGGAATAACCATGTCATGCTTCTATCCTTCAGGCACGCAACATACGATCACAGGATCCTTCACGAAAACAAGTTAAGCCATGGCCACCTTTCCCGCGCTATCACCAGCAAGTCGCACCTATACGCCTGGCACCAATGCCAGCAGTGAATTCGCCGTATTGGATGGCTATCAATCCAGCGTGCGCCACAGCAATGCAAGCGTTGGCCACGTGCTGCGCATGACCTTCACACGGCTCACATCTGCCGAGTCGTTCAACCTCGTCAGCCATTACAGCTTGCATGGCATCTTCGAGCCGTTTGATCTGCCAAGCTCAGTTCTGATCGCCACAAACCTGACGTTTCCATCAGGCTATCTATGGCGCTACCTATCGCCGCCGCAGATCGAGCAGTCATGTGACATCACTGATGCCACAGTAGAGCTGCAGCTCCTGCCGCCATACCTGATATGAACGCCTACCCATCGCTATCACCTGCTGGTTTCAGCTATGACCTTGGCGGATTGAATGTCAGCGTTGAGGACACGATCAATGGTGCGCCCGTTCTGTTCAGGCACAGCCTGCGGCAAAGCAACTACCGCTTGGTGCTGACCTACACCAACCTGACAGAAGCTCAGGCCACGCTGATCCGTGATCACTACGTCGACGCGGCCGGCAGTCATCGCACCTTCACGGTATCAAGCACCCTATGGGGCAGCGCTGATGTAGTGCCATCTGATGCGTTCTACCGCTATGGCGCCAAACCAGACGAGGTGCAACGTGGCGTCTACACCGATATGACCGTTGAGCTGGTCGCACTGATCGGCAACTTCCTGCTCTACACCCTCGTGGGCGAACCTGCTGCGCTTGGTGCAGAGGCTGCCTTCACCTCCTACGCAATGAGTGGCACCGCGCCATTCATCTTGCAAGCAGACGATGCCGATCCGGCAGTGGCTGCCACTCTTATCATTCAAGCTGGTGGTGCTGAATCATGACTGCAACTACGATCCGCGTACAGATGGCGCAGCGGAAAGATACCGCTGCAAATTGGACAGCCGCCAATCCGATTCTGCTATCTGGTGAGATCGGCTATGAGACAGACACCAAGAAGTTCAAGATTGGTGACGGCACCACCAACTGGAACAGCCTTGCTTATCTGCCCATTCCTGATGGCAGCGGCAATCTGACGATCACGGGCAACCTTGAGATCGGTACCACTGGCAGCCTGACCTTTGAAGGCAGCACCGCCAATGGCTTTGAAACGACGCTGGCAGTCAGTGATCCCACTGCCGACCGAACGATCACGCTGCCCAACGCAAGCGGCACCGTCATCACCACCGGCGACACCGGCAGCGTTACCAGCACGATGATCGCCGATGGCACCATCGTTAATGCAGACATCAGCGGCAGCGCCGAGATCGCTGTCAGCAAGCTGGCGAATGGCACTGCTAATCAGGTGATTGTCACTGATGGCACCAATGTGAGCTGGTCAGACAATCTGACACTGGCCGGTGATCTAACCGTGAATGGCACCACCACCACGATCAACACGGAGAATCTCCTGGTTGAAGACAAGAACATCATCATCGGCAATGTCACTAGCCCGACTGATGTGACAGCCGACGGTGGTGGCATCACGCTAAAAGGCGCAACCGATAAGACGATCAACTGGGTTGACGCCACCGATGCGTGGACTAGCAGCGAGCGCTTCAGCTATCCACTCGGTAGCGCAACGGCGCCATCGCTGACCTTCACCGGGGATCCAAATACCGGCATCTACAGCCCTGGTGCAGATCAGGTCTCCGTGGCCACCGGCGGAACTGAGCGCCTGCGCCTGGACTCCAGTGGCCGCTTGGGGCTGGGCACTAGTAGCCCTGGTGCTGAAACACCTGAAGACAATTCAGGGAATGTGTTGGCAGGGGCGATTCTTGATATCAACGGACATCTCCTATTTTCATCCGCTGCTCCATATATCAAGCCAAATACCAAGGCTGAAAGTGGGCGCCCCCTCTACATCCAGGCCGGCGACACACGGCAAACAAACTATAACGGTGGCGCTCTCTACCTTGAAGCTGGCGGTCAAGACCCTTCATGGGGCGGCACTGCAAATGGCGGCAATGTCTTTATTGACGGCGGTCAAAAAGGAGGGACCGGCACTGACGGGAATGTGATTCTTGCCTCTAATCGAGGCCGCGTAGGGATTGGCACTACTTCGCCTGGAAGCTATAGCTCTGCCGCAAATCAATTAGTTGTTGGCAGCGCTTCTGGCAATCAAGGCATCACTATTGCAGCAGGTTCTAGTTCGTATTCAGCGGTTTATTTTGCAGACGGAACAGCCGGGACGGAGCCATACCGAGGTATTGTCGGTTATAACCACGCTTCTGATAATTTAGAATTTTACACTACCGGACTTTTGCGGTCCACTATTGACAGCTCCGGCAGGTTGTTAGTTGGCACGTCTACTAGCCGAGGAAGTTTCTTTAATACAACAGGTTCTGATTGCAATCTTCAAGTAGAAGGAGTCTCAGTTGGTAGCTCTTCTGTATCAATTATTAGAAACCAAGCTAATTCGGGTCCACCTTATTTATTTCTCGGAAAAACTCGCGGATCTGCCGTTGGCGGAACAGCTATTGTAAATGATTCAGATTTTATTGGAGTAGTTTCATACCAAGCATCTGATGGAACCGAATTTGTTGAAGCAGCAGCTATCGCTGCTCAAGTAGACGGCACCCCCGGCGCTAACGACATGCCGGGACGATTAGTGTTCTCCACTACCGCCGACGGGGCGAGCAGCCCGACGGAGCGGATGAGGATAGATAATAAGGGCAGAACAGATATTACATGCGTAAAGGATGGCAGCCAGGCTCTATACGTCGCTCACAACGGAACGAGCGGCCAGCAATACGGCATCAACATCACCACGGCCAACGATCAGAATAGCAACACTAATTACTTCCTTCAGTGCATTGGGAGCGCAACTAACCGTACCACCATCCTTACTAATGGTGGCATACAGAACTACAGCGCGAACAACGTCAACCTTTCCGACCGCAACGTCAAGAAAGGCATTGCCCCTGCCGCTAGCACTTGGGACTGCTTAAAAGAGTGGGAGATCGTCAACTTCCGCTACAAGGATCAGCCCGATGATGCGGATCTGAACATGGGCGTTATCGCCCAGCAGGTTGCCGAAAGCTGCCCGGAAGTGATCACCGTCTTCCAAGAGGCAACCGAAGACCAGCCCGAAAAGCTCGGCGTCAAAGATCAGCAAATGATGTGGATGGCAATTAAGGCTCTCCAAGAAGCACAGCTTCGCATCGAAACCCTTGAGGCTAAAGTTATAGCCCTTGAAAGCAACTAGACCTATGCAGACAACAGACCTTCAACCTCCGACCGACAAAGAACTTCTTGAACTCTTTGATCTGATCTACAGAACAGGTGACACGGAAACTCCTACTTGCATTGAGTTTGCTCGTACTGTTCTAGAGCGCTGGGGCAAGTAGCCCTACTCACTAGACCATTTTGTTGATGTCACCAATATGGTCTGATCGCCCGCGTCAAGCGTATAGTGGTGGGGCAGCGAGTTTGCACCTCCTGCCCCTGGCCACAGTTCCCTAGAAACCATGACCAACGAAGATTACTCGAAGGTGCCACCGCCGCACCTGCTCAAAAAGTTTTCCGAGCAAGCGAGGGTAGACAGCCAAAAGCGCGGTCATCCTGGCTACTGCAAGACGTTTGCCAAGCTCTGCATCGACTGGGCGCTGAACTCCAAATCATCTCCTAATAATC